CCTATTTTTCTATTTCTTTTCCGGGCTTCCTGCAGTACTAACCAGTAAAGAGCAGTACTATCTTTCCCACTACTAATAGAGACAACAATGGATTCAAATTTATCAAAAACTAAAGAAACTCTTTTATGAGCTTCTGTAAGAACATTTTCCTTAAGAAAAATTTTATTTAACGGAAGTTCCATAAAGTCTTCATAAAAAGATTAGCACTATTTATATATTTCCAAAATTCTGCTTCCAAATAGATATCCACTTTAGAATTAGATATTACCAGAGTTCTTTCTCCTTGACAATACTGATTAAATATCCTATTAAAATTTAATAAATTAAACCCTCTTTTTAATCGGTTATCTCTATTATTAACAAATTTCTTCAATTCTTTTATAATACGTTTAGGACTTGTTTCTGTCTCAAAAAGTTCCTTTTTTTTCTCTTTATATAAAGTATGAGTTTCCATATCAAGAGCTACCCGTCCAACTTTTATGTCCTCGAAAATCGTTTGTATTGTTGTCTCTGAAGCTGAGGTTACTTTACTAGCCAACACAGAACAATCAAAGGGGTCTATACCTTTTATAGTTTTGGCACTCCTAAAGGCATAGGCATGTGGGTAACCTAATAAAGTTTTATTAAAAAAGCTCCATGGAAAATAACACCAGAAAACATCACTATTACTAAGAAAGGGGTGATTTTCAATAATTAATTTATAGCCCTTAAGAGCCATTTGGTGCATTTCAATATTACGGTCCATTATATCATGTAAACGAGGATATTTTAAAACAAAAAAATCACTCTCCTTATTATCAGTAAACATTGTTAAATATTTAGGATTAAGGGTCTCTCTTAATCCAAGAAATATGAAATCATGAAGCTCTGACTGTATTTGAGATACATCTTTAAAGTCACTTCCATAAACATAAAATTTACGAAGAAAGTTACGTGAAATATCTCTTATACGTTTAAGTTCATACTCTATATCATTTGTGAAAATAACTTTACCGTTCATTTCTCATTTCCCACGCCATACTATATTCATTAGAAGCCAGAAACTTCGCACATCCTATCTGCTGTCTAAGACGAAGAAGCTCTTCACCTTCCATACCTAGGTGCTGGGCTATACGCTCATCCGGCCAACCCTTTTCAGAGAGTTCTTTCACTAGAGTTCCCATAAGATCTATCTGATGCTTGCCCCTGGCTCTATTATGTCTGATTGTAGAGGCCATCCTATCGTTGATGCACTTATCAAGAATGACTACCGGTATTTCAGTACATTTAAAATGATCAGTAAGAACTAGAAATCTATGAAACCCATCAATAACAATGTATTTATCCTCCTCTTCTTCATAAAAGACAACAATGGGTTGTGTCAATCCGTCTTCTTCAATACTTTTGATAAGTAACTTCACTTCAGGTACGGCTACTTTATTGGGGTTATAAAGATTACCCTGAACCTGATCACTTGGTACCAGCTTTACATTTAAACAAGGAAAAGAAATTGCACTCATTTTCTATACTTCTTTCTCGGTATACCTATCGATCTTCTTACTGCTGCTATTCTATTACGGCCAAATTTAAATTGATCAGCTATTTGTTGATCAGTCTTTCCATTAGAAAACATCTCTCGTAATACATCCTCTGAGGGTAATACCCTGAATTGAGTCCTAGAAATTTGTTTATTAGTTATTATATCATTCCTAATTTTTTCAATATATAATTCTTTTGAAGTTCTATGTATAATCTCAGAAAAATCCTGTCCCGAGAAATAAATAGGTCTCTTTTCTTTACTACATAAATCTTTATGGTAATTTAAAACCAATTCTCTTGAAAAGGGCGTCTTAGGAGGACTTTCACCCTTTAATTTATAACTCATTGAAGGTATAATAAATGGTTCAATCAAAGCAAAAAACTTTTTTCTACTCTCAGCTTTGATATAAATATTATAATGGCCTTTTTCTATATTATGAAATTGGAACGTGCATTCCAGACCAAACCGTTCCTTTAATGCTATAATAAAACCCTCTCCCTCTTTAAATGTAATATTACCTACACATAGATAAACTCCATATTTATTATATTTACCATCATCCATATACCAATAAGCAAGCCCACGGGCATCTAACTCATATATTATATCTTTTCTCAAATATTTTTTAGCCTTACCGTGGGAGTAAAATTTTTCAAAATAAGGTATAAATAAATAATGATTATGAGTCCATAAGAAAAAGAATTCACCTATATTATTTCTCCCATACCCTATAGCAGAAATGAAAGGGGATAAATTAAAAGCTATGTGATACAAATAGTCTATTTGATTAACACTATGAGCTACTTGATACCTTTTAGGTTCTTTCATATAGGCGTCTCCTAAAAGCGTACCGAGTAATACTTGATGCATGTGGGATGTTAGAAAAGGAGATGATGTACGAATATCGTTAAGATTGTTTCTCTGAGATATCTTTAGAGATCTCAAAACATGTACCATTTGATATTCTTTTAAATCATAAATCTGTGCTAATTCACCTATAGTTAAGAGTCCCTCATAAATCTGAAACTCTAACTCGTTTCTAGAATAAATGCCGTATTTATTATGAAGAATACTGTCTGATCCTATTTGTTCAGTATAAAAAGAAGACATATATCTAATATAATATAGGGCACATAAAAATGAAATACTTTTTTATAATATAGTGCATATAAAAATAGAGACCTATCCTTTGCTTTCTTTTATAAAAATAAAAAAGGCCACTAATTTCTTAGTGGCCTAAAAATCACTTAATAGCAATTATTTAGCGAGAAAGCACTACCCTTGTCAGTCCAAGGGGGTTGTGACAACCGATACCGAGATTCTCAAAGCACGAGAAACCGATAGTGCGGTTCTTCGGATCATCAGCAGACAAAACTGTAAGTTCTGTACGGACCGGGATCCGTCCAAAGAATTCAGGTTCTGCACACACATAGATGTACCCTGTCGGGACCCTACGTGAAACGATGATCTGAGCTCCCCATACTGAGGCCATAAGACCTGTTTTCAGTAAGGTTGCCTGACTCTCGATATCCAGAACGTCCCTGCCCCACTTACGGATATCGCTGTAATCCAATGCATTTGTAAACACACGGGCTACGCGAAGGTCATGCCGCTCGATAAGAGCAAAAGCGTCTGCCAGATCAGCCGGTGTTAACGGGGCTGTTGCCGGAATGTCAGCATTGGTCGCACCGATGTTATCAAAACCTGATGTGGCAACTGCATCCAGAACCTCAAAGACACGGGTGTCTTCTTCAGCCTGGATCTCAGCTCTCGCAAGGTCCTGAGCACGTTCGATGAGATCAAACCTACGTTCCTTGACCTGGGTCAGCGGGATTTCGGGATTTGAAGCAATTTCAAACAAGGGGAAGATAACACGACGAGGTTTGGTGATAGCCAGAATGTTCTGACCCTCTTCACCAACCACGTATGCTGTCACTCCTGGATCCTTGTCATAAATCGGCAATGCGCCGTCAGGGAGCTGCTCTACCAAGAAGGTCTTACGACCAACTGAGGTATAGTCTCTCCTAAGACGTAAAGGCTGTGTCATTGATGCTGCTAATTTAACACGCCCACCAGCCGTCTTAATGTATTCCTGGATAATATCCTGTTTTACTTGATTGCTAATTTCAGCCATTAGAGACTCACCTCCCTTATATTTTCATTTGAAAGGTCATGAATGGATCGGATGCGGTAGGGACCTTTAACACAATACCGAGAAGCGTGGAATAAAGATCTAGTCCAGCCTGTGTTAAGTCCATACCGTCTGAATTGGTTAACAGACCGTTCTGTGAAGCATACAGCTTGTCACCATAAGCATAAGTGATAGCGGCTGTACCGTCTGTTGCTTTGGTTTCATAGATGTCGGTACTAATCACAGTACCTGATCCATGTGCATATACTACTTTTCCCGAGCCGACAGCGGAACTTGACTCAAAAGGATTACCGACAGCGTCGTTCACAGCGATACCGACAACTTTGTCGTACGTGGAACTGTCACCAGCGGCTGCACCTATGGTCTGACTTCCAGCTACAGCTACAACACTACCTGCCAAAAGACCTTTATTGGTAGTTGTGGACAGGCGAGAGTTGTTTACTTTCTGATCGTTCCCCACGCGGTTGTCCTGAGTCAAGCCGGCCGCTATAATAGCACCATACGTATTATAGGTCTGGCGATAAAGGACATTGCAGTGTTGGTTAGGAACAGGAAGATTTGAACCCATTTAGCTCACCTCCTTAAGATGAATAATACTGTTTATTATAACAATTTCCCGAAGGAAATTTATTTACACTCTTCCAGTTGGAAAGGCCTCTGAAACATCAGGGGGAGCGCTCCACAGGTTGTCAAGAGTGACGTCTGTTGAAGCCTTTTTCACAATACCACTGAGTTTCTTTGCACCAACTTTTTCTGTTTCTTCATTAGCGAAAATTGCGTCAAGAAGATCGACACCAGGATTAAGGTCGATTTCGTCAGAAGCAGCCTCTTTTTCCTCTTCAGCAGGAGCTTCTTCTTCCTTCTCCTCCTTCTTGGCCTCTTTTTCCTCTTTTTCCTCTTCTTCCTCTTCAGCAGGAGCTTCTTCTTCCTTCTCCTCCTTCTTGGCCTCTTTTTCCTCTTCAGCAGGAGCTTCTTCTTCCTTCTCCTCCTTCTTGGCCTCTTTTTCCTCTTCTTCCTCTTTCTTCTCGTCCTCGTCGCCGTTGGCAAGAATTTCAGCAAAACTAGCCTGGCGCTGTAATGTGGCCATTATACGGCTCTCAGGAATGTACATCAGATCAGTTGCCTGATCTTCGATCAGTTCATCGGAAGCCCCCGGAAGCATTCTCTGAGCAACGGTAATGCATTTCAGAGCTTTGTCTTCCAACTGGCGGGCAGCTTTAACAGCCTGACGAGCAGCAGGAGCAGGATGACCGGTTTCAGTACGACCTTCTGTTTTCCAAGGTTTCTTCATGTCCGGATCTTCTGCAAATTGGGAAGGGCCACCTATATCATACTTTGAAGCGGGTGGATTTGGATGATCCTGATTCATTGTGTAAGGATCGGCTTTCTTCTCGATTTCAGCCTCTTTCTCCTTATCCCAGCTCAATCTTTCTCTCGTCATCGGTTACCTCCTATTAAAATTATTCCTACTATTTTTTATCAAAGTTTTTGTTTTCAAATATATCGATATTAAGAGATTATTACAAAAACTTGAAATTATTGTACTTACTGTTCCTTTTTTCTTAACCAAAAGTTAAACAAAAGATAATTCGCTCTCCGTTGATAAACCTTTCGGCTTGCAACTGGAGTCCTGGATGAGCAGTCCCATCCGGTGGCTATCAGTCCGTTTCTGCAAGATAGATTTAATCTTTTTATAGTTCATCCAACGACTTATCTCAGAGTCGTGTAATCTTGCAAAAACGTTTTTAGCAGCATTTTCATCAGCCTGATAAACATCCCCGTTTTCACAGTAAAATCGATCACCTTTCCTAATACCGGTAAAACATCCGGTTCGATGGTCGATTTGCGATGTATAAGCAGAATTGACAAGTTGCAAAGAAGAGCTTCTTCTTTGAGACACTGTATTTAATGCTTCAGCAATGATACCTTTAGTCCACGCCGAAAGCTTTCTGTTCATATTTTTTCCGAATGATCTTCCAGACATTGATGCAGTCAAATCCTCGGCAATAATTACACGAGCTTTATTAACAAGTTTATGCGTTGCCGTAAATATAATGGTTCGGATTTGCTTTTTAGCTTTTATCCTCCGGTTATTTAACTTTTTTCTTCCAAGATTTTGGCTTCTTATCCTGATTTTCTTGCTTAGTGGGCTTTTTTCCGCAATTTTAAATATTTTATTTCGAGCTTGATTTTTCTTCTTTAAATAATCAGACTCTTTTGAAATAACAGCGCCTAAACCTTTTCCGTAATGGACACCTTCGGAGTCTACAAAAGTTTCAGTGAAGCCTTTATCAATTCCAACAACATCACTACCACAATCGTCTATTCGTTTAATCTCTACCACATAATGAACCTCGACCGTTTTATCACTCAGAATTATTCTAAGGGTTCCTGACGGCACTTGGCAGGATGATAAAGGGATCGCAATTCTTTTTCCTTTAATAAGGCTTGGTATGGCTATCCATGTTTTTTCATTTTTTTGAAAGACCTTATAATTGTCCGAACGAATAATAATCTGATTGTAAGTATGATTATGACCGCGTTTACAGTATTTACGCATTATCCGAGTTAAATATTTATCTTCTGTCCATTTGTCTGATCTTAATAATCGGTATAGGCGCCTTTGTTCATCTTCATCAGATGAGTGCCTTCTAATCGCTTGCCTGGCTTTAACTTTTGCCGCTTCACGATTAGTAGATATGTCCGCTATTGCATCTCTTAATGTTTCTTTCCATGCGTTTACAGTCAATGGTGCAAAATTTCTCTTTTCCTTTAACCATAAATCACGGACAGCACGGTCTTTTATACCGATGCCTGAAATAGAACCGAACCTTTGCCAGACATCTGTTCTAAGACGGCCAAGAAGCTTAGCCTGTTCTTCCAGTGCGCTATATTTGGTGTGGTTTAGGTCTTTGCTATATAAAATTCTGGTGATTTTCATTCTTACTTTTCTCAATCATTTTTTATACTTACTCCTGATAAAAATCCATTGCTCTCAGCCAAGTCAAAGCTTTTTTCATCTCATACTCTTCCAGCTTCCGGCTGGAAAGTTTCTGTAAAGCATACATTGCAGTCTTCAAGGTTAAATCCTTGGTACCGTTCAACTCAGCTATTGCTTTCTTTAACCCTAATGACAAAGGTCTCTTAAAGCGTTTATCTAAATATGACATGACAGCAAGAAAGTCCCTACGATTAAAACCGTAAGTAGCTAAAGTTGTTAAATCATTGCTTGTCAGAATCATATAGGTACCAAATCTCAATTTATCAAAATTTTTCTTATCCATATTCTTGGCTGTTTTCTTTAAATAATTTTCCCAACCCCTCTTAAACAGCCACATCTTCCTGAAGGCACTAGACGCTGTCGGTTGAATCAGACTCTCATCCAGAGTTTCTAATTCATTCATATTGCTTTCTGTCTCCTCAGTAAACTCTTTGACGAGATCATTACTCAATTCATCAAGAAGTTTCTTTTTTATATCTTTTTTCCATGTCTTTACCGGTGATTCAGGAGCTGGGGCAGGAGCTGGGGTTTCTTCCGGCGCTGACTCCTCTTCATCTGGAGCTGCGTTGTCTTCTACTGCAGGTTCCTCTGCAGCGGGGGCGTCTTCTTCTTTTACTTCAGGCTCATCCTTTGGTTTTTTAGACTCATCCTTCTCCACAGGTTTATCTTCATCCTGAGCTTCTTTATGTGCTGCCTTTAAGAAATCTCCGTCTTTAACAACATATGAATCTTTTTTACTTGCTTCTTCCATTTTTGCCATAATATTCTCAGGTGGATTAACGATGTTACGAATTACTGCTCCTGTAAAAGCTGGATTTACTACCCATGAAGCATCAATGAAAGTGACACTGTCTTTTTCTGATGCATGCCCACATAATTCACCAACTTTTCTCTGTACGCCATTATCATCATAGAACGTATTATTCTTTTCAAAGCGAACATGCTGGCAAGCCTCTGTTTCATCAACAGCTTTTTTACCACACTTACTGCAAATACTGTAAGCGATCTTGCAGCCCATACTGAGCGTACTAAGTTCTTTCGCTTCTATTCTCCTTATGAGATCTTTATGCCTTTTTTCCGTTGCTACAAGGATATCTACATAATAAGTAGTTAAGTCCTTACCGGTTTTATCCTTACCAATAGGGACTTCTCTTAAAATGGCATCAATGACTTTACCTTTACTTAATTCAGGAATCTGTATATGTTCTAAGAAATTATTAGCGCCTATAAAAGTTTTATAGCAACTGGCGAGCATCTGTTTAGACCAGGCATCACCATTATTGTTGATAAACTTAGAGTAGGCGGGGTGGATATAATAATCACTTTTAGGATCTGAAGGGTTAGCTAATTCGGTATCAACAGCAGCTATAATTGTGCAATGGGACAATAAAAATTTATCAGGGGAATATTGTGCTAAAATTGTACGGGCAGTTTTTACCCTACAACTGCCTTCACCACAGACACACTTAACTTTATGTTCACAACAAACGTTTTTCGTCCATTGCTTTTGATCAACACACGGCTCAATAACAGTCGCCGAGCTGTACCTCATCATTGCCATGAACTAATCCTTTAGTATTGATACGTATTGACGAATAACATTTGCCAACGCAGTTTTTTTCTTCCCCTCTGGAGCTTCAGTCTCCGGAGCTTCTGTCTTTTCTTCTTCCGGAGGCAGAGGCTCATCTTTAAACTTGCTCTCAATATTACTAAGGAAGTTCTTTACAGACTCACCTGAAATAGTTTCCTTTCCAGTACTGGGAAGGACAAGAGTAAGCTTTCCTGGGCTTCTTTTACCACTTACCAGAAAAACGGTACCTGCATCGGTTTTATATTTATGAAGAAACATCTATTTTTAATCCTTTCCTTCAACAGAAACATAGACTCTTTGGATTGAAGATTTAATGATATAATCCGAACAGAAATCACCATAATCTTTAAAAACTTTGTTATACGCCTGTACATCGGTCAATCCATCTTCTTGACATGTACTGATACTATCCACCAGTTTATCAATCACTTTGGTAGCAAAAGAATGAGCTATACGTATAGCCATCTTATTAGTCTCAGTTGCCATCTTAGGCACAAGAATCCTTTTCAAATCCCGGCTAGGAGTAACTCTCTTCGGAATAGAACCGTGAGTCTGTTCGCTCAGACTCTTTTCATAAGAACCATATCCGCGGTCCACAAGCGTCGTAGGCATACCGGACACAAGTGGATTAACTTTTATAAGTGTTTCGGGACTTTCTGATGTATTGGCAAAGGGCCATTGAACCCATACTTTGCTTGTGGCTGGTATTATATGAGTTACAACACCTTGATAAGGAGTCACATTCCAATCAGTGATGAATTTCCGAACACAATCTCCTACTTTAAAAGCCTCGGGCCCTACCATTGAAGGGTATAATGCGGGCATGATACCTCCTATCAAAAAAGGACAAGAAATAACTGGTTATTATTCCTGTACTTTTACTTTTTGATAAGGAGCACTGGCTTTCTTAATCGGAACAGGATGTTTTCTTTCACCCATAACCTGCTCGAAATTGCTCTTGTTGAAGTCATCAACAAAGGGCTCGTCAGCTTCACGTTTACGAACGTTATAATTGAAACGGCCGGACATGTAACCAGCTTCATCGGGATCATACTTCAATGTTGTCGCTTCCCGGCGGCCTTCGATAACATCTGAAATTTTGTCAACTTCCAGGGCCATCTCAGGAGATATGGATTCAAGTTCATCAGCAACTTTATCCAGTCTTTCTGTGTACTTCTCTGCATTTTTAAGGGCACTCATTCTATCCTCCTTATATAATTTTAGAAGAAAATTTATTCTATTATATTTTTACCTTTATCACGTACTATCATTGGTATACCTGTCTGCCTAACCCTCTTTACAACGCGCTGTCTCATTGGGATGTCCTTCACAGTTTTACCCAACTGTTTCAGTATATGGGGTTTTACTACTACAGGTTTCTTTTTTTTCTCTTTCTTTTCTTTCTTGGCCATTACCGGAATAGCTATTGCTATCTGAGGAGCCATGGCCTTCAATAAGACTTCAAAGCGTCCTGCATTCACCTTCCCATCAAAACGACCCCTCTCATAAGAGCGGATAGCCAGGGAAAGCGCGTCCTCACAGGCTACTTTGCCGCTATATTTCGCAAGTACTGGGTTTATAAGTGTTTTTGCGTATTTAACAAGCTGATCATAATCACTATTACTGAAATCATCCGGTCCCTGGTAAGGCCGTTGATAATCAAATCTTTCAACGCGCTCATTGATTACACGATTATCATAATTGAAATATTTATAGGCATTATGCCTGACTTCAGGGAATTGATTTTTAAAATTCTGGATAATTTTTGGAACCAATAAGATCATATTCATAGCTAAATACCTTCAAATATTATTGTTGCAAAAAAAATCATATTAATAGATTATTGCAGGACTTATGTCCCATCCTTAAGAAAACGGGCCACTACATTACGGGCAAAGCGGCTATCCCCCTTCGGCTTCAAGTCCTCTACTTTGTCCCTAAGGTCTTCTACCTTATTTTTTAAAGAAAACGCTATCTCGGATGTATCATTAATCATTTTCTTAATTTCTTCACGCTCATCCTTCTCTATCGAGGCAATACCCTTCTTAATTGGTATGTTCGCAAACTTCCCAAGACACTCTATTAATTCTTGCATAACCTCAATAGATTTATTAACTTGCGCTCCTAAACCCTGTTTCTTTGCCATAATTTTTCCTCCACTGGTTTATAGAGGATTAAGAGATTATTAAAATATTATTTTTTTTGTCTTTGTCTTTTTTGTTTGCTTCAAGGTATCCAATTTAATAATAACCATTGTATCCTTATACGTTACGGCAATCTTGAGAGTATCACACTTATCCTGGATGACTGTAACCGTATCCTTTCTGCAATTAATAAAGGTGAGTGTGTCATGCTTCTCCTCCTGTGCTGCTACTAATAAAACTAACGTGAAAATTATGAAAAAATATCTCATAATATCCCCCTTTTCTAATTTTTTAGTGCAATAGACTACTTACGTTTTAAGAGAATATTAAAACATTATTATTATTTAACATTGAGACAGGACAATTTGAATCTAAATGGGGGTAACTTTAGTAACTTTCTTTTTACGCTCTTCCTTCTGTTTCTTTCTGAGATCTTTTATCTTCTGAGGCAGTTTCTGGTAATCTTTTCCCTCTTCACCACGGTATTCCTCCATATATACCTTCATATAATCCGAACGGCTACTTTCATTCTGTACAGAGGGCTTACGACGCGGGGGCTTAACTTTTGGCTGAGCCTTAAATTTTTTCGTCACATCACCCTCCGGGAGGCCTTTAGCAAACCTACGAATATATTCATGAATTGGGTAATACATATTTACTCCATTTAAGCAGCATTAGCAAAAATTTTATCTACTTTCTCAGGGTGCTCCGTAAGATGCTTAATAATCTTGGCCAACTTTTGTCGCCGCTCCACTGAACTAAACCGAGAAGCACCTTCCGGTTCCGCTGCCTCTTCTTCCTTAGGTTTCATATTCAATTTCAAGTACTCAGCTAATTTCGCCGTTACATCCGTATTATCGACAAGGGGTGCCGCTACATTTGTATATAAACTCCTCATCATTTCACTGAAAAGACTATCATTTACTGTAAATAGGTCACACTCAATCTTATCTCTGGTTGAGTCCGGATCAATATTAAGAATATCCAGAATGAGATCAATTGAAATTGAACCCTTCTGATATAATTGAAAAGCAGCATCAAAGAACTGCTCATTGTCCCTAATAGCCAGACGAGTAAAACTGACCCTCGGATAGAGAAGCACTTCATTACCGTAATCATCGTATTCGACAAAACCCTTTTTCCGCGCTACCGGTTTGAACAAATAATTCTCAATGTAGTCCTGAACTACTTCTCTGAACAAGAGGTACATTGTATTCATAATTTCCAATGATATTTTACTGCCCGTATAAGTTCCTTCTCCTGTCAGTACTTCCCGGGTCACACCGAGACCTGCAAGAAGTCTATTAAGAGAACTTTCCATCTCAGCTTCAACATCCAGAAGACGGCCGCTTGACCCCATTTCTTCCCAGTGTATCTCATAGTTTGCTACAATACTGAAGTCAGGATCTACCAGTGCCAAATCTACCTGCTCCCTGAGATTGTCTACATCGTCCGAGTTCAAATCTTCAGCCCACACAATACGCATAGGAGTCATGTGACGTGATGCAATAGATGTCTGGGCCTGCCTCAGTTTATCCATTAAAATAAGGGTGTTTATACACCTCTCAACAATAGATACACCAAGGGGCTCATACTGGGATTTCTTTCTCGCCAGGTGATAAACATGAGAACCAGTACTCGGATCGGTGTCCAGCGGTATTACACCACTTTGACGGACCTTTTCTCTCAACTCACGAGAAATAGAATAATCAAGTTTTTTTGTAGGGTCTGTAGGATCTAGCGGTACATCAGAAGTCAGGAATTTCCGTGTTTCCGGATCGGGCATATATTCTATTGCCACCTCATCGGTAAGAGGAAGTTTCCTGACCCTTACCTGATCCGGAGGAAGAATAAGAAGTTTCTTCCAACCTTTAAAGAGAGGATTTTTATCCTTAATATCATATTTTTCTTTCAGGAGCTGGCTCCGCTGCTTAGCTTCCTCTCTTTTTGTAGCAAGTTCGTCAGTTTCTGTACTCTCTTTCCAATCGTCTTCTTCAGCGAAAATGAACGCATTCCCAAATAAATAATACTCGTGAGTTATCTCTATAAGGGTCTTAAAGAGTTTCATATCTTCACACATTTTCGTAAAGAATTTAAAGACATACTCATTCTGGTGTTTATTTTTACCCTTAGGAGGAACTAAACGAAGTTTAGAAAGCGGGAGAGTAGAATGGATATCAATAGCCTGACCGATAATTTCATTCGTATTATAGAAAAAACGATAAAACGCACGCCGTTCCCGTAGATTCTGCGGCTTTTCAAGAAAGTCTGTACTTAATTGAGGAGAATAGAACTGTGAGGTACCGCTGTCAAGTGTGTCGGCAGAACGAAAACTAAAGCCCCCCATTGAGGTTGTAGTAGCGTATCTCCGGGCTCTTTTTTCATTATCAGTAAGGCTTGAAACCTTGGGATTTACCTCAGTACTGATAACTTGTCTTTTTGGTTTAGCTGCCAGCTGCGGTTGATCCTGAGCAGTAACTACCCGTACACGTCTTTTAGGAGCCATCAGTACCCTCCACTACTAAGTGTTCCAGTTCCAGTTCTTGTTCTGGTTTAGGTTCCGGTGTAACTTTTGAAGTCTGCTTTTTCTTTTTCGGTTTCTCCACAGGTTTCGGAACTTCCTCTTCAATAAATTTAAAACTTGACATTGACCGTAAATTTGTAATACCTCTTACAAGAGAGCCGGCAACATCCCTGTTTCTTCGCATAATCTGCACCAGGAGATGGAATTGTTCAAGGCCTTCCATCGAACCTTTAGACGCTGTCCTCTCAGACATGAGTTGCATATGTCCTTGACGGTGCAACTCTTCATATTTTATTAAAAACCCTTTTAATCTTTTTGCTAAATCAGAACTTTCTTTTTGAATCTCTATCATTGATTTATTCAGATCCATTTTTGAGCGACCTTTCTCGCCATCATCAGGCGTTTGACTTGTCGGCTCACTTCAGACCTGAACGTTTCATCACCGGGATTCCGACTAAAATACCCCTTACTATCTAATATCTCTTTTAATTCGTTTATTTTCCCAGGACTTAATTTCACGCCTTTGCATTGCTCAGCAATTGATTGTAAATAGCCATCCATATTCGGAGCACCCGGACTAAAAGGATTCGGAGCTTCATCAAACCTGTTCTCATAATAGTAGGGTATTGATTGTTCAGGATCTTTCAGATCACCGGGCATCGTTATTGACCTTCTGGTTTAGGCGCTTGTGGAGCTGCCACTTCCTGCTCCTTCATATTTGCAAGATAAATATCCAGCGAAAACCGGGCCTTTTGATATTCCAGCTCTCTAACTCTTTCAGCTGCCTTCGCTTCTTCAAGTTTAGCAAGCATTATTTTTTCATCAAAAGACAACAATTCACGGTTAAACTCCATCTGATTCATAAAACTTCTCCTATCTGTTATTTATTATTTAGATATTTTTGTTTATCATTAAGGTATAAGTATTAGAAGATTATTACTTTTACTGCATGTTATTCTTTATTCGGTCGTTTTTCCATCAAAATGTTCGCCCTCATCCTTCATTGCTTTTTCTTTTGTTTTATGTATCACACCATCTTTGTGCTGAGGAGGGCTATATATCGAGTATAATTTCATCTCTCCTTTCCCGGTGTTTCTTAAATTATGCTTCGATCCTGCTGGGACAATGAGAGAGACACCATTTGATAAAGAATGCTTGTTGCCATTTATTACCGCTTCTCCCGACCCTTTTTCTACCCGGAAGAACTGATCGACTTTATGTACTTCATCACCGATATCTTCGTCCGGCTTTAAGCTCATCAATACGAGCTGCATCTTTTTCCCTGTATATAAAACTTTTCTGAAGTTAGCATTACCGAGGGTGTCTTTTTCGATATCTACAGAGAACCCTTTGGCATCGGAATTTGCCTTTTTATCTTTTGACAAAGATTGCACATATTTCGTAGCCAAACTATAAAAGGTGCTCTCCAGTTTATGGGCATCAACTTCATTTTCTTCGGCAAAAGTATGGACCTGAGCATCGGAAGGATTTGGATTCTCTTTTAAAAATGCGATAACTTCATCTTCCATATTTTTTGCCAGTATTACAGAAGCTAATCTTCTAATGATACTTAACATAATTTCATAGTTTAGAGAACTTAGAAAATCTTAGAAATCCCAAGTTTTCAAGGAAGCCTTTCCTCTTCCTGATCCCTCATAATTTGTTTGAGAACCTCAAAGTTTCCTTGATGGATAGTATCTGTGATTAAACTATTTTTAATCTCCCATCGCTTTCCGCAGCCATATTATTACCTTATTATCTATTAAAATTTACTTGTATTGCTATTTGAGTGGGAGATCCTGTTGTATCAATGATCATTAATTCCAACTTTGAGCCTGTTGTATAATCAGTGTTTGAAACAGCCCCTCCATCCACCCAGGAATTATCAGCAGCGACAAGTAAATCTGTACCCAAATGTGTACTCGCTCCAGCTTGCCGGGCATTAATTCTGGCACCGTCACCGCCAACGCGATAGCCAAGAACATTTGTGACTGTAGCATCATACGGAGCGTACCATGAGATAATGTTATGTGTAGCATCCGCAATCCCCAGTGAATTATAAAATGTATATAGCTTCTCAAAAACAGATACACCAGTCTCACCTTGAATACCGGCTACCCCGGTTTCACCTTGGATTCCAGCTCCTGTTTCACCCTGAACTCCAGTCTCTCCTTGGGTGCCCTGTACACCGGTTTCACCCTGAACTCCCTGTACCCCTGTTTCACCCTGAATCCCTGTCTGGCCCTGAATGCCTGCTACTCCGGTTTCTCCCTGAAAGCCAGTTTGACCCTGTACTCCGGTTTCTCCCTGCACTCCAGTCTGACCCTGTGGCCCGGCTATACCAAATTGCAGAATTAAATTATCATTTAAACTAAAAGTAGAACCACTTGAAGTAAGTAAACTTACAGTAAGACGGAACCATCCTGTTCTATCTAAAACATTCGTAATTTTAAAAATCTGAAATTGAGAAGGGTCTTCTTGCCGCTGAACACGTATAGTATCACCAGCTTTTAGAGCGGTATAAAAAGTACTGTGATCTACAGAATTTTTGTCAGCATCGTCTACATAAATTTCAGAAGCATTAGTCTGGCCTACCGTACTCCATTTTATATTTCCAACACCCGGATCAGTGTCTGCCTGATTATCCGTTTTAGCGTTATAGAGAAATCCCGTAAATACTGAACCTTCAATTCCTGTTTGACCCTTAACCCCTGTCTGACCTTGGACACCTGTTTCTCCCTGGACACCAGTTTCGCCCTGAATGCCTGCTACTCCGGTCTGACCTTGAATACCTGTCTGGCCCTGGATTCCTTGAACTCCTGTCTCGCCCTGAAGGCCTGTTTCACCTTGGATACCTGCTACGCCTGTATCTCCCTGATCTCCCTTAGTGCCCTGAGGACCTTGAGAACCTGCTACTCCTGTTTCTCCTTTAATACCTTGAATTCCTGTTTCGCCCTGAGTTCCCTGGACACCTGTCTCTCCTTGAATCCCGGCACCTGTTTGACCCTGAACTCCTGTTTCTCCCTGAGTTCCCTGGACTCCTGTTTCTCCTTGAATCCCAGCACCAGTTTGACCCTGGACTCCTGTTTCACCCTGTGTTCCCTGTACACCAGTTTCACCCTGAATACCAGCCCCGGTGGTTCCTTGAACACCAGTCATGCCCTGAACGCCTTGGACACCTGTTTGACCCTGAGCCCCTACTCCTGTCTGACCCTGATAGCCCAGGGTTCCTTGGACACCTGTTTCGCCCTGAGCACCCTCGACACCTGTCTGACCCTGAATCCCGGCACCTGTTTGACCCTGGACACCTGTGTCGCCCTGTGTTCCCTGGACTCCTGTCTCTCCTTGAATCCCCGCACCGGTCTGACCCTGAACTCCTGTTTCTCCCTGAGTCCCTTGGACTCCTGTAGTTCCTTGAATTCCGGCCCCTGTCTCACCCTGAATACCAGTTTCGCCTTGAGTCCCCTGGACTCCCGTCTCTCCCTGAATACCGGCACCAGTTTGACCCTGAGTTCCCTGGACTCCTGTTTCTCCTTGAATCCCTGCTACACCAGTGTCGCCTTGTGAGCCCTGAGTTCCTGTTTCGCCCTGTGTTCCCTGGACTCCTGTTTCTCCTTGAATGCCGGCACCAGTTTGACCCTGAGTTCCTTGAACACCTGTGTCTCCCTGAATCCCTGCTACTCCTGTTTCTCCTTGAATCCCAGCACCAGTTTGAC